TGTTTCACATTCGTGAATAGCACCATGAATTAGTTTTAATTCTTCACCACAATGCCCACAAGTTAACTTCATTTCTCACTTGCCTTTCTTAGTATTGAATTAGCAAAAACAACAATGTCATCGCTTGACATAAACCATGTTTCGTATATGCTTTGTAGGCTATTTCTATCTTTTTCGGTAAAATCCGTTAAAGGATATAGCCCCACAATATCTTCATCCAAAACCATTGTTTCTTTATAGTCTTTCGCACTTTCAAATGATCCGTATTCAGTACCATTAATTAGCCATCTTTTAGCTTTAGTAATATCCACAAATTTATTCATTGCCCCCTCGCTTTCTTTAGTAGTAATTTTGAGTATTCATACACACTTTCAAAAAGTTCATCTTCAGAAGTTCTGCGTAATACCAACATAAAAGCAACTGACAGTTCTCGTATTGTTGCATCACTTAATTCACGATATTGTGGTGTGGTGTAATTTCTCCATTGACATAAACATAGAGGTAAAACTGTTCCCATAGCTCTTGGGTCATTTATCAATCCGCATTTAGGACAATTCATTTCTCACTCACTTCTCTTAAAGTTTTTACTATCTCAGACCATTTAGCAAGTTCTTCATGGTATCCATGCTTCTTTTGAAAGTAATCACCTGCATAACAACCCCAATCATCAAGTGCCTCTAATACTGCTTCAGCATATTCAAGTCGTGTTGCCTTTAATTGTTTAATTTCACTTTTCAAAATCAAAACACAAGTGGCACATTCTGCATTACAGCCTGGTTCAATAGAATCTCCACAACTGCAATATACTCTTTTATTTTCACTCATTTTCATTCCTTACTTGGTCACTATGTTTTTTAATACATTTCCACCCTTTGTGGTGGTTTCTTTTGCCTGATGCAATTGCTCCCATATGTGATGGTGACAAATTATTTTCTCTACAAAATTTATTCAAATTTTTTATTTCTTTTATTTCGCCATTTGGCGTTGTAATAATCCAAATTGAAGATATTTTATCTGTTCTATTTTCAATATCTTCTTTGCTTCTTTTACGGCCTTTCCAATAAGTACCTATTCCCGATATATCACGATTAGTTTGTTTTTTTGCTAATTCAGATAGTTTCTTTTTGTGTTCTTCACTTTTTAGTTTTCCTTTATTAGCTTCACCAATTTTTCTTTTATGTTCTTCAGGCATAATATAACCTTTTATACCTTCACCACCTAAAGTCATATTATAACCATGTTTAAATGTATCATATTCTTCAATAAAAAAACATTCCATACTTTTTATATGTTCATAATCATTAGACTGATATATTAAGCAACATTCAAAATTATCTCTACCATATTTTTTAATAGCATTGTGAAATTTAGTTTTACTTCTTTTTAATTCGTTGTGATGTTCACTATACCTTTTTGGCCAATTAGAATCCATACCAATATAAACTTTGCCGTTCGTTTTGTTTGTAGCTTTGTAGATAGAATAAATATTCATGCTGGCATAACCTTTCTATGTTAGAGTATGTGCGGACCCCCATCCGGCGACATACACCTATTTATTCATTTCTGCTATTTCTTTTGAATGACGGCAAGAATTTCTATATCCGTAGCCTACACAATTACAACTATACTTACTACCAATCAATTCTACTGTATAAACCTTACCTGAATCACTCTTAACCTGCCATTGTGGATTGGTTGATTGTAAAGTTTTTTCTTCTGATTGTAAAGTTTTTGCTAATTTGTCTAATGCTTTGTGTTTAACTTTTTCAAATTTACGGCGAGTAGTGCTTACCTTTAATGGTTTCATAAATACTGTTACCTCATTCGTACCTTCGATAGCATACGCCAAGATATTTGATTTACCATCAAACAAATAGGTATGATTAGGCACATAATATTCACTATCTGACCAATCAGTAATTTCACGGTAAGCACTTATACTCATACAATTCTCCACATAATACAACCATTTTAACACAACCATGGAACCAGTCAAGTGATTTTTGTGGTTGTGTTGTTTTTAAGCAACAATTAACCTCAAATGGCATATTATTATAAATACTAATATGCAAATATATACAATATACAAATCAACCAACAAAATCAATGGGTGTTCATATATTGGTTTTGATAAAAACTGGCCAGCTAGAAAAAGAGGCCACAAATCATCATACAAAAAACAAAATCGTAATTCCAAATTTTATAATGCAATTCAAAAATATGGATGGGATAATTTTGATTGGGAAATCATATATCAATCAAAAGATTATGACCATACATTTAAAACAATGGAATCATATTTTATAGAACAATATGATACACTTAACAATGGTTATAATATGACCAAAGGTGGTGACGGTTTTCAAGGAGATTCTAATGTTGGAGCACCTAAAGGTCGAATACCATGGAATAAAGGTAAAACAGGATTACAAAAACATTCTGAAGAAACAAAAATCAAAATGAGTAAATCTCATAAAGGTAAACCGGCACACAATAAAGGAATTCCTATGTCGGATATTGCTAAAGAAAAAGCATCTAAAGCAATGTCCGCAACTAGAAAAGAAAAATTTTGGTCAACCAAAAAAATCACCCACATATAGCGTAAGTTGCTAAATCTTTCCAGTTACCGTTAGGATTAGATTTACGAATCTTGGTAACTTGAATCAATGTGCGTAATGATAACTCTTTGACAGAATCAACCAAACTAGCAATTAAGTTTAACGCATCATTCTTACACACCAAATCAAAGTCAGGCATAAATGATTTCTCGCTGACTAGATGACGCATACGCTCAACCTTCTGCTCTTTGGTCATAGTTACATCAACCGACATAGAGCGAGAGATGATGGCTTGGTCAAGCTGATTAGATGACATATTAGAAATGAACACTACACGACCTTTGAATTCAAATGATGTAGGTAAATCTTCATCTTTGATGTCAGCACGCCATGAAATGATACGCTTGCTATAACTATCTAATGCACCTTTGAGTAGATTTAATGATACTGCATCTTTCAATACGCTATCACAGTCATCAAACACGATAACGCTATGACGATTCTCGAAAAGCGTTCTATAAAGCCCCTTAGGTGTTGAATAACCTTTGATAACGATAAAAGCGTTTTTTGGTACAGGTGCACCGACTTCATACTCATCAAGCACGGATAAATCTTTGAGGCCAGCTTTTTTCAATGAAGTGGTAACTGTATGAGATTTGCCAAGACCGCCAGGTCCTGTAACTACAACGGACGCTTGGTCGCCTTTAGCGAGCATTACAATCATATCAGATAAAAAGCCGAAGCGTTGATTGATTGTAAATTTAGATTCTTGAACATCAGGAGCCGCAACGGACTCTACTTGTAAACTCTTACGCAAAACATACTCTAAGTGCTTAAGGTTCTTGCGTTTAACGGTCTTTCCGTTGATTACTGCGGTATACATGCCATTAACAAAACTAATCATAAATTCTCCTCACTCAATAAAATCCATTATACAGGCTCCACGGAGTCCGTCAAGAAAAATATGCGTTTGTTGTTAATTTACAACGTTGTTTTTATACAACAGTTTTGCTTCTGTGGAAATGTGGAGGACGCATGCAGGTTGGACTACTGGTGTTAATACGCCATAGTCACGGACTGCGATGGTGTTGCGGGATCCAAACTGGAGGGCGCCATCAGAAGGCGTTGTTTGATATAGGTTTTTATTATTCGGCAGATGTGGAGATTCCCACCAAGAATAATTATCAAAATAAGGCCGAATTGGATTTATTTTCATAATAAAAAAAGAGCATAAGTTAAACCAAGTGCACAAACAATAACGAGCAAAGTATAATATGCATCATTTTTGGCAGATATTTTATTCATACGGTTATATATAAAAAAATGCCAAGGCCGAAGCCTTGGCTAGAAAGAAACAACATATGAAAAAATTAAACTGTTTCTGCTTCTAATTCAACAGCAGGTGTAGGTGTTGCTACGGGAGCAGGTGTTGCTTTCTTAGCGGCAGGTTGAATGTAACGGCCATTCTTATCGAATTGCTCAAAGTTAACCAATTGGTAACCGGTTACTTTACGGCCAGTTTTGAGAACTTTCACAATACCGCCATCTTTGCGGATATTATAAATGTTAGTTGATAGGCGATACAAGACTGCTTCTTGGTCGGTGCCTTTGAATACTGCTGCAATTTCGTCAGGACTCACAGGTTTGCCAGATAACAAAACTTGTGTAATCTTTTCGTGACGGTTTACTTTGCCTTTGCGAACTGTTAATGCCATGGTTTATTTCCTTTTCAATTAAACATAATATAAATTTACTACTGTTGACCATTCTACAGGTATTCCAACCATTTGTCAAGCGTCCTCTGGTTGTTTACCACTTTCTACCAGGTGATACTATGACTGCCACTTGGTTTATACGGAATTCTGGAAATTGTTCTTTGAATTTATCCGCCGCTTCGTAAGCATCATCAGCCCCCATCGTATAACATCTTGACATTGGTATATTATCATCACGGTATTCTATCAAATACAGTTTATTTTCAACACTCATTCTTCCATTTCCTCCAAAGCATCCAATGCTTCAATGATACACGAATCAGCACAACTCATTAAACTTTCAATTTCAGGATGAGTGTGTTCTGGTGTTATTTGTAAACCATTGGACATTTCGGTACTCGCCCAATGGTAAACATCCGAAAGCAGGCTTTGTGCCTGTTTTAATTTTTCAATCATTTCTGCGTTTGTCATACATATTCCTTTTCATCAATAACCCAGCCTTCGGCACGCAGTTGAGCACGGCCTTCTGGTATTTTCTTCAAATTATCCATATCCATATGGATTGTGCTAATGGCTTCGATTAACCATTTACGGTCAATCCATTGTTGATTGGTTGCAAAACGAGGACGATATCCATAAAAGTCTTTATAGAAATCCGAGAAATAACTCTGCAATTCATCTAATTCCATACTATCAAAATGACTCATATTAAATTCCAAAAGGTGAAATGTTTTGATAATCGCCAGTCAATACATTACCACGAGCAAAGTTTTTTGCTGGTGCCTTCCAGCTGGCCGATTTAAGAATATCGCCATTCTTGAATTTGCCTTGGTCGCCAATCACAACAAATGAATGGGAACTCATTTGT